GCATGAGTCACCAACTATGGACAACACTAATCAAGTACAACGTAAGCCCCAATCAGATTTATTTTCTTGACTGTTGCAGAAACAGAATTAAGCCTACTGGTATAATAAACCAGGAAGCTGAAGCTAACATCTGTAGAGCTAAAGGATTTATAAATGATCAGGGACAATTAACAGAAAGAGCATTATTAATTTTAGATGAGTTTCAAACCTTTCTCCTCAAAAGTAAAAAGAAGGTTACTAGTGAAGTGCTGGGTGACCAGTTTCTTGATAAGATAAAGTACTATAGAGAATTATTTCCTAGAGGTACACTACCATCAGGAGCTGTATCTAAGCAAAGTGTAGCACAACTTAAAGATAAGTTTATCAAGTTCTTTCAAACTTATCCTGAGTATGAATGGCCCATAGTTCATTTAGCTACAGAGTATTACATCTTTGAAAAAGAGAAAGTAAACTTTGAGTTTATGAAAAACAGTGGCTACTTTATAGATAAGTTTGGTGTATCTGAACTAGCAAACTATTGTGACCTTTTATTAGAAAGCCCAGAAATTCTGGAGCCAGCGTTAAAGCAGTATAAAATACAAAATGCTAAGTGGTTTCAAGAAAAACCTTAGAAAAATTTTGTTTTTTCCCTAACTTATCATATATTTGAAGTACATTAAACAATTTGACATGAGTAACACAATCCACAATTCTGAGGACTTAAAGGAATTCTTTAAATCACTCCCCGTAGTAGACGAATCAAGACCTGATCTACGTATTATAAACATTGAGATACTAGAGTCTGTAGTCAGACAAGCTGAAAACAGAGCCTCATTAGCTGCTAGTATGAACACTTTAGCTCAAGCTAAAGACATCGTACAAGAAGTATTTGGTAAATCATTAGTTAGTTTATAATACAATCTTACATGGATCAAAAAATAGAAAGACCCTATGGTGCTATTACGCACGCTGAAGGGTTACGCAAAGGTCTAAAATACATTAATGATAGACGTAAAGGACGGATCAAGTCCTTAAGAACACCTTGGGATGCTATTAACAATGCAACCATTGGTGGTATAGAGTGGGGTAGCCTAGTTACAATAGGTGCACGCCCCGCTGCAGGTAAGACTATGTTCATTAGTCATATCCTGAGAGAGTCTAAAAGACTCAATCCAGATCAAGAATTTTCTATTTTAGAGTTCCAGTTTGAGATGGGTGATGAATCCTATGCTGCAAGAGAATTTGCTGCACAGGTTGCTATGGACTATAACGTAGTCCTATCTTCTAAAAAACAGTTAGATGATTTTGCTTACGAGCAAATGGAAAACTATCTAAAAGATGCAGAAGAATTAGAGAAGCTTGGTGTACAAAGAATACGTATAAAGAAGCCTCTTACTTCTGCTGATATGAAGAAAGCTATTCATCACTACTTCAATGAACTAGGTGGTAAACCTATGATTGTAACTATTGACCACAGCTGGCTTGTAAAAAAAGCAGCAGACGAGAGAGAAAAGTTACAGACTCTTTACAACATAGCAGATATGCTTATAGATGTAAAGCGTGATCTACCTGTTATTGTAATTATCCTTACACAGCTTAACCGTACCATGGAAGATGTATCACGCAGAACACCAGGTACAATTGCTAACTATCCTAGTTCATCAGATATATTTGGTGGTGATGCTCTCATGCAAGGTTCAGACTTAGTCTTTGCTATCAGTAGACCATTCACTCTAAACATTGAAGACTATGGGCCAGAGCATTATCAAGCTAGTAAAGAAAATGTATTCTTGCATTTACTGAAGCTACGTAACGGTGCTACAGATGATAACATCATTTTCTTACAAACAGATTTTAAAAGACAACGTATGATTGAGTCAGGTCCTCCACCAACCATACAGCAGCAACCACAAACATGGACGCCAAGAGGACCTAGAAATAACAGACAACCTTCGGCTGATGTTGGCCAAGAATTATAAAACAAAAACACACAGTATGACAAGTAACACACAACAAGTAACAGATGTTAAAGAGCTTAAAAGACTTAAGCTAGAAACAATCAGGGATTTTCATCAAGATCTAATTGATGATTTAGAAATCCCACGTACAGATTTCAACATGAAGATGCCGTTCTATGATAAACATGGTAGAATGGTAGTAGGTATTTTCTCCTCAGAGTTTAGAAAAGAAAAAGGTTTCTTCTTTGAGTTGATTACTAGAGACCTTACTCCTGCAGATGCAGACCGTAAAGTTTATAGAGTACCAGTAAGTTCTTCATACGAAGAAGAGTATGAACTTAATGAAAAAGGTTCTTACCTTGTTCCTCTAGAAGAGCTAAGAGTTGTTAATCCTACATCAGTAGCTATTAAGAAGACAGCTAACTTTGGATCTAATCAAGAACAAGCTTTACCTTCTTCACTACCTAAAGCTCCTATGCAAGCTTATAAGGCACCGGCTACTATGGAAGACGCTCCTTACAGTGAAATGACTATTAGAGATTACTATGCTATCCAAACAGGTAAACCAGTAAGTTCTAAAATGTGGTTAAACGAGTTAATCAAATCTACAAAATAACATATGGCACAAGGAATCCTAATTATTGCAGAGTCTGGTTCAGGTAAGTCTACTAGTATAGAGACTCTTAATCCAGCAGAAACGTTTATTATAAACGTGGCTAACAAAGCTCTACCTTTTAAAGGGTGGAGAAAGAAGTATGTTCAGTGGAGTAAAGATAACCCAACAGGTAATCTATATTCTGCTAGTTCATCTACACAGATAGAAGCATGCATGAAGTATGTTTCAGAAAAACGTCCAGACATTAAGAACTTAGTTATTGATGACTTTCAGTATATGAGTTCCTTTGAGTTCTTTGAGAGAGTAGACGAGAAGGGTTACGAAAAGTTTACCCAGATAGGTGCTAACCTAGCACGTATTGCACGTATGCCTAAAGACTTAAGAGAAGACTTAATGGTCTTTATCCTTACACATGCTGAAGAATCTTCAGATATGGAGGGTAAAAAGAAGTTTAAAGCTAAGACTATTGGTAAAATGGTTGACGAAAAACTTACTTTAGAAGGATTATTTTCTATAGTTTTGTTTGGTAAAGTTAAGAAGGACAAAGATGGTAACATCAGGTATGTATTTGAAACAGCAAACAACGGTGAGAACACATGTAAAGCACCAAAAGGTATGTTTGACGAGTTTGAGATTACAAATGACTTAGCTTTAGTTAGACAGAGCATTATAGATTACGAGAACTAGTACTCAATTTTTCATTCACATAAATAAAAAACACGTATGTTTAGTACAAAAGGACAAGAAGTCAAAACAACAGGTGGGACAGCTAAGTCTCTACAAGCAGGAGTAGTTTATGCACACATTCACAGTGGGCAAGTAAGAACATCTAACAAAGGTGATAAGAAAACCTTAGAGTTAGTATTAGAAGGCCCAGCATCTGAGGGCTTTGAAGGTTGGGCTATTGATAAAAATAACCCTGACGGACCTAAGTATACAGGACAATCTAGTCGTGTATCTGCAACTATCTGGACTGACCAGTTCAATGATAGCAACGTATCTAAAAATGAGATTATGTTCAAGCTTGCAGTTATTGCATCAGAGCTTGGCTTAAGAGATCAGATTGATAATATTTCTGCATCTAGTCTTGAAGACTGGGTTGAGAAAGCTGTGTACATCTTAAAAGGACAAAACTTATACTGGTTCCTAAAAGGTACAGAAGAAGAATACAATGGTAAAACTATCATTAAGTTATCTCTTCCTAAGTATAAGTTCGTATCTGCTGATGAAGCAAAGCTTGACAAGTTTGATAAGAACAACCAGTATCACTATAAGGCTTTACAGAACAAGCCAGTATCTAGCTTTGAGCCAGTGAATAGTGACTTTGATATGTAATTAGCTGCCCAGAAGATAAAGGGGGGAGAGTTACTACTCCCCCTTCTTCATTTAATTCTAGATCATGTTTAAGATAAAAAATATGGTACATGACATTAAGGATGTTCCTACGTCATGGATATTTGAACACTTCTGTAAGCTTGGTGAAAAGCTTAGCGGGCATGATATAAAAATTAAAAGCATATTTAATTCTAAAGAACGTACACCTAGTATGTGTATATACTACGATGCTACTAAGGATACGTATAAGTACAAAGACTTTTCTTCTGGTAAAGGAGGTTCTGCAATTGATCTAGTAAAAGATTTAACAGGACTAAACTATCATAAAGCCTGTACTTTAGTAGTAGAGAATTATAATGACTTTGTCCTTCATAACAATGGAGGATATGATGTACAGAAATTTAAACAAGCTTCTAAGTATAAAGTTAGTAAGTTTGTTTTCAGGTCCTGGACCACACAAGATCAGTATTTCTGGACCCAGTTTAATATTGGATCTAGAATCTTAACAGAGCATAATGTAAGACCTTTAGATAACTACACTATGCATAAGGATTGCGATGATGGGCCCATTGATCTAACCATTAGAGGTAACTACTTATACGGTTACTTCAAAACAGATGGTACACTGTACAAAATATATCAGCCCAAGACGTTAGATAAAAAATTTATTAAAGTTCAGGACTACATCCAAGGATCTGAACAAGTTAAGAATGCACCTTATCTAATTATCACCTCTTCTTTAAAAGATGTTATGTCTTTAAAGAGCTTAAAGATACCAACTCTGGATATTATTGCACCAGATTCAGAGAACACTATAATCCGTAAAGAACTTATGGATCAATACATTAAGAAGTATAAGAAAGTAATTATACTTTTTGACTATGATGAGCCCGGCATAAAAGCTATGGAAAGATATAAAGAAATATATCCTGAAGTAGAATACGCTGCTCTACCAATGAGTAAAGATCCTTCTGATTCTATTAAGGACTTCGGTCCTAAAGAAGTATATCTACGTTTAGTACCTATACTTAACAAAAGAATATTAAATGACGAAGAAAAAAACAGTTAGACGAACTACTACTGTTAAGACTAGAAATGCAGGTACTATGACAGAGTCTGCATTTTGGAGTTTTATACGCAGTGCGTTACGTCAAAAGTCTAGATGGTGGAAACCTATTACAGAGTGTAAGCTTGAAGCTCGTAGAGCATACCTCGGTCCGTTAAAAAGACAGAAGTATGAATACCAATGTAATACTTGTAAAAAATGGTTTCCTGAAAAGAAGATTAACGTGGACCATATAGTTGGTGCAGGTAGTCTTAACTGTGCAGACGACCTTCCAGGTTTTGTAGAAAGACTGTTCTGTGAACAAGATAATCTACAAGTACTCTGTGAAACTTGTCATGATAAAAAAACACAACTAGAAAAATCTAAATAGTATGGATGAACAAATTAAAACATGTCCCACTAGTATTGCTGACTTAGAGGGTAAGTTAGATGATCTTATTAAGTTCTTAGAGTATGAGGAGGCTATGACAGTTGATCCTACTACTCAGAGACGTATTAAAGCTAAGCTAGTTGAGCTTGGTATTTGGGAATAATAAAAAACAATAACATGGAATTAGAAGATATCATGCAGGAATCTGCAGAACTATTAGAGAATAGCTTTTACGCACAAAAGTTTTATTTTAGTTATAGTAGTCTTAACAAGCTACTATGGAATCCAGCTGTATTTTATCAGCAATATGTACTAGGTATGAAAGAAGAGCGTACTGATGCTCACTTA